AAGTCCTGCGTTTGCAATTGCTCAGGCGATAGCGCTAGGATAAATAAATATGAGGAATTATGGCAACACCATCTAGTAGAGAAGAATTAAAACAATACGCTTTAAGAGCACTTGGAAAGCCAGTCATAGAAATTAACGCTGATGACGACCAATTAGAAGATAGAATTGATGAAGCGTTACAATACTTTGCGCAATATCATTATGACGGTATAAGAAGAACATACTTAAAGTATCAATACACACAGGCTGATTACGACAGAATAAACGCTGATACATCAGAATCAGTTACTAAAAATTCAGTAACAACTTCTTGGAAAGAAGGTAATGGTTTTATTGTTGTACCAGAAAGTGTTATCTCTGTTATTAACTTATTTCCATACTCTAATAAAGGTAATCTAAACTTATTTGATGTAAGATACCAATTAAGATTAAATGACCTTTATGATTTTTCTTCAACATCAATAATTAACTATGATGTTGTATTAAGACATTTAGATTTTTTAGATCATATATTAGTTGGTGAAAAACCATTAAGATTTAATCAACACGATAATAGACTTTACATAGACCAAGATTGGAAAAACGATTTACAAGTTGGTGAGTATCTAGTCATAGAGTGCTATCGAAAACTAGATCCAACAGTGTATACAGATGTTTACAATGACATTTATTTAAAAAGATATGTTACTGCATTATTTAAAAAACAGTGGGGCGCTAACTTATCTAAGTTTAATGGTGTCGCTATGATTGGTGGCGTTTCATTAAATGGTCAGCAATTATATTCTGAAGCTTTAACTGATATAGAAAAGTTAGAACAAGAAATACGAAGTTCGTATGAATTAAATCCTGCAATGATGATAGGATAATGCCATGTCAGTTAACCATTACTTTCAGGCTGGCAAGGGAATAGGAAGTTCGGAAGAACAAAGACTTTACGAAGATATTATTATAGAAGGTTTAAAAATCTATGGACAAGATATACACTATCTTCCAAGAACACTTATCAATAGAGATATAATTTTAGGAGAAGATACATTATCTAAGTTTAGTTCTGCTCACGTAGTTGAAATGTATATGGAAACTACTGAAGGATTTGCAGGCGAACAAGAAATCATTAACAAGTTTGGTTTAGAAATTAGAGAAGATACCACATTTATGGTATCTAAAAGAAGATTTAATGAAGCCGTTGATAATAATGTAGCCTTAATAAAAGAAGGTAGACCAAACGAAGGCGACATACTTTACATGCCTTTGATGAATAGTTTTTTTGAAATCAAATTCGTACAAGACCAAGAGCCATTTTTTCAATTAAGTAATTTACCTGTTTATAAACTTGTATGTACTCGTTGGGAGTATTCATCCGAAAGATTAGACACAGGTAATAGTGATATTGATAGTGCGGAAGATCAATATACTTTAGATCAATTACAACATCAAGTATCTTTAGAAAATGAAGATGGTGCTTTATTATTAGAAAACGACAGTGCAGATGGTCAGGACAATTATATGTTATTAGAAACATATAACATACAAACACAATCTTTATATTCAGATAATTTAGATTTAGATACAGAAGCTGGATTTGATACAGCATCTACCGCTGATGATATACTCGATTTTACTGAACGTAATCCTTTTGGTGATCCTGATGAAGGAGGTTTATTATAATGTTAGGAAGATATTTTTATAATGAAAGCTTAAGAAGAATGACAATTGCGTTTGGTCAAATCTTTAATAATATACAAATTAAAAGAAAAGACTCAAACAATACTGTAATACAAACTATTCGAGTGCCATTAGCATATGCACCAAAAGAAAAGTTTTTAACAAGATTAGATCAACAACCAGATTTAAATGAAAGAGAAATGGCAATTACACTTCCACGTATGTCATTTGAAATATCAGGAATACAATATGACGGTGCTCGTAAATTAACAAGAGTACAGAAATATAAAACAGTTAAAACAGGAATAGACGGAAAAGTGTTAAATTATAATTACACACCTGTTCCGTACAATATATCTTATACTTTAAATGTATTTACAGCGACAGCAGAAGGTGGTTTACAAATCATAGAACAAATACTTCCATTTTTTCAACCTGATTATACTGTAACTGTCAATGCGATACCTGAATTAAATATTAAAAGAGATATACCAATTATACTCAATGATGTTAATTATGAAGATAGTTATAGTGGCGACTTTACACAAAGACGAGCTGTAATTTATACGTTAGGGTTTACAGCGAAAACATATTTATTTGGACCAGCGTCCACACAAAAAGTCATTAAAGAAACACAAACAGATTTACATAGTGATACAACACAAACAGAGAGTAGAGAAGTAAGAATTACAATTACACCTAATCCTACTAGCGCTGATGCAGATGATGACTTTGGATTTACAACAACTATTACTGATTTTAATGATGGTAAAAATTATAATCCAGAAACGGATACGGACGAGTAAACTTATAAATATAGAGAGAGGATTCAATGGCATTAAGTAAAATCAAAGGAACAGTAATCGCAGATAACGCTATCAATGCGGATCGAATCGCAGATGGTACAGTAGTCGCATCCGACTTATTAGATAACACCATTACAGGCGCTAAACTGGCATCTGATATTGCCATTAGTACAACCGGCGCCGTTGCTTTAAATGGCACAATCAAACTAGATGGTAATTATCCAACAGGAACAGAAAATGTTGCTTTAGGAAATACTGCTTTAGATGATGGTAGTTTAAGTGGTGATTATAACACTGCTATTGGTTCTGCATCTATGACGGCTAATACAAGTGGTTACAGAAATACTGCTATTGGAAGAACATCTTTAGAAGCTAACACTACAGGTTCTTTTAATGTTGCATCTGGTTATGGTGCTTTAAGGATTAATACATCAGGAAATCGTAATACAGCAGTTGGATATAATTCATTGTTAGCCAACCAAACAGGAGATGATAATGTTGCTGTAGGTTATCAAGCTTTACCATTTAACATAGCTTCTAACAACACAGCAGTAGGTAATAATTCACTTTATGCTAATACAACAGGTGGTGGTAACACAGCAGTAGGTCAATGTTCACTTTATGAAAATACAACAGGTGGTGGTAACACAGCAGTAGGTCAATGTTCACTTTATGAAAATACAACAGCATCTGGAAATTCAGCTTTAGGTATATTTTCACTTTTTAAAACTACAACAGGTCAAAGAAATAATGCTTTTGGTGTAGAAGCATTATGTAGTAACACTAGTGGTACTTACAATAATGCTATGGGTTATGAAGCATTATGTAAAAACACAACAGGTTGTTGTAATACAGCAGTTGGTCATATAAGTCTGTTTAATAACACAACAGCCTCAAACAACACTGCAGTTGGTTTTCAATCACTTTGTGCTAATACGACAGGTGAAAGAAACACAGGAATAGGTGTATGTGCTTTAAATGGAAATACAATTAATGTAAATAATACAGCAGTTGGTTATCATGCTTTAAAAATTAATGGTGCAAACGATAATACTGCAATCGGTTGTGGTGCTATGCAATGTGCTACTACAGGAAATGTAAATGCTGCTGTTGGAAGTTTATCTCTTTGTGCAAATACTACAGGTGCTTGTAATACTGCAATGGGTGTTCCAGCTTTACGTTCTAATACTACTGGCTCAAGCAATGCTGCATTTGGATTTTTAGCATTAAATGCTAACACCACAGCCTCAAATAACACAGCAGTGGGTACAAGTGCTTTACAATCTAATACGACAGGTTCAGAAAACACAGCTGTTGGTAGAGAAGCATTAAAATTAAATACTACAGGTTTTTCTAATACTGCTATAGGAGAAGAAGCACTTAAAAATAATTCAACAGCAAATTGTAATACAGCAATTGGTAGATGTGCATTACATTTAAACACAACAGGTTACCAAAACACAGCAGTTGGTGTTGAAACAATGTGTGCTAATACGACAGGTGTAGATAATATAGCTGTAGGTTTATTTTCTTTAAGAGCTAATACAGAGGGTAATGAAAATGCTGCTTTAGGTGTATCATCATTATTATCAAATACAACAGGTTGTTACAACACAGCGTTAGGAAGAAATGCTTTAAGACTAAACACCACAGCCAATAACAACACAGCAGTAGGTTATGCTTCACTTTGTGCTAATACGACAGGTGGAAGTAATACAGCATTAGGTATTTACTCTTTAAGAAACAACACAACAGCTAATGTAAATACTGCATTAGGATTATGTGCTTTATATTCTAACACAACAGGAACAGATAATGTTGCTGTCGGTGCTTTAGCATTATGCGCTAATACAACAGCCTCAAATAATACAGCTATTGGTTATGCTTCATCAATATTAAATCAAACAGGTGCCTACAATACAGCTGTAGGAAGAAATGCTTTATTCAATAACAATTGTAATTACAATACTGGTGTTGGTTACCAGGCTATGTGTAGTAATACGACAGGACAACAGAATGTTGCAATTGGTGCTAATTCATTACTTGAAAATACAACTGGAAACTATAATATTGCCGTAGGTCAAACTGCTTTATATAATAATACAACAGGTTGTTGTAATGTTGCTATAGGTAATTCTGCTTTACAATCTGCTACAACAGCCGTATGTAACGTAGCAGTAGGTTTTCAAGCATTACTTTCAACCACTTCTAATCAAAACACAGCAGTCGGACAAATGGCATTACGAAATTCAACAACAAATTTCCGTAGTACAGCAGTTGGAGATGAAGCTGGTTATCATACTACCACAGGAGCTTATCAAACATACGTAGGATATGCTGCTGGACTTCAAAACACAACTGGTTTTGGTAATACTGTTGTCGGTGCTAGAGCATATTGTACTGGTACTACAGGTAGTAATAATACCGCCGTTGGATATTTCGCTTTAGCGTTAACAACAGGTGGCTGTAATACAGGTGTTGGTCAATCAGCATTAAGTGCAAATACTACAGGTACAGATAATACAGCTATTGGAGAAACTGCTGGTAATACAGTAACCACAGGTTCAAATCTAACTCTAATAGGTCATTGTGCACAACCTTCATCTCCAACAGCTACCAATGAGATTACACTTGGGGATGGTAATGTAACTGATCTTAGAGTGCCAGGTGCTAATTTTTATATTGATGGTGGTAACGTAGGTATTGGTACCAGTTCTCCAACAGCTAAACTTCAAGTTAATGGTAATTTTTCTTTAAGTACATTACCAAGTGGTACATCTTCTTCATCTTATAGACAAGCACAAATTAATGTTGCTAACTTTTCAGATAGTGGTGGAAATAATAGTGCTACTTTCTGGCATCAAAACGGATATATAGGTTCTGGTAACAATAGTTATGCTGTAACCTCTGGTACAGGAACATCTCATGCTAGTAGATTAGGTATGAGTTCTGGTGTCTTAACTTATAGTAATGCTTATCCTGTAACTGCTGACACTCAAATATCTTGGTCGGAACGATTTCGTATCGACAGTTCTGGTACTGTATTAATTAATAAAACCGCAACTGGTGGTGGAACATCTGGTGTAACAATGTCATCATCTATAAGTGAATTTGTTGTTGGTGGTAGTACGGTTGCAATTTTTAATCGAAATACAAATGATGGCACTATAATATCTATAAGACAAGGTAATTCTGAAGAAGGTACAATATCAGTATCAGGTTCAACAGTATCTTACAATGGTTTTACAGGAACTCACTGGTCAAGATTTCAAGACAACTCCACACCAAACATTTTAAGAGGAACAGTTTTAGAATCTTTAGATGAAATGTGTGATTGGTATAATTTAGAGTTTGATGTAACTACACAAGATGAAGATGGTAATGATGTAACTACTACAAAAAAAGTACCTCATGTATTAACAGATACACAATCTAATGGAGATGTAATTACTTACAACCATGAAGGAACAGATTACCAAGCAACAATCGTAAAAGAAGCAGATATTAAACACGTTAAATCAAAAGTATCTAATACAACAGATGCTAAAAATGTGTATGGTGTGTTTGTAGCCTATGACGAAGATGGCGAAGGCTATAATGATTTTTATGTTGCATCAGTTGGTTCATTTGTAGTTAGAATAAAAGCGAATGAAACAATCGCTAAAGGAGATTTACTTCAATCAAATGGAGATGGAACTGCAAAAGTACAAACAGACGATGCTGTTAGATCCAGTTCTTTTGCTAAAGTATTATCAACAACTGTAATAGAAACGTATGATGACGGTTCATTCTTAGTTCCTTGTTCATTAATGTGTTAATTTAACACGATAAATATTATATTATGAGTAAGTTAGAAGATAAAGTCAATGAGATATTAGGTATTGATAAAAAAGAATCAGTGCCAGCAGAACAAAAGCAATTTAAAGCACCTGTTCCAAGAAAAGAAGATAAAGAATCACCCGACATAGACAACGACTACAAATACAGCAGAGAAAACTATTATAATCTAATTGAACGTGGACAGGAGGCGATTGATGGAATACTTAATATTGCAAAAGAATCCGAGCATCCGAGAGCGTTTGAAGTCGCTGGACAACTTATAGGACAAGTTGGACAAACTGTAGATAAACTACAAGACTTACAAAAGAAACTAAAAGACTTAAAAGAAGTTCCAAAATCAGCAAATAATAATATTAAGAATGCTCTCTTTGTAGGCTCTACAGCAGAGTTACAAAAGATGTTGAAAAAAGATGAAGATACTAAAGTCAAAGACATCA